TCCTGACCTCCGACATCGTCGTGACCGAGCCCTATGTCACGCTCGCGGGCCAGACGGCGCCCTCGCCTGGCATCACGCTCCAGGGCTTCGGCATCCAGTGGTATACGCACGACGTCCTGATGCAGCACCTGCGCGTGCGGCCCGGCGATGGGCCGCCGCGTCTCCCGCAGACCGCCGATCACGACGCGAGCATCGTCTACACCGAGCAGGCGTGGAACGTCGTCTACGACCACAACTCGCTCAGCTGGGCGCAGGGGAAGACCACCGAGGTCATCTCGCCGAACAGCGGCGCCGAGGTGTGTTACTGGCGCAATCTCATCAGCGAAGCCCTGTATCGCGCGAAGAATGTCGTCATCGATCCGGGGCAGCCGTCGAGCCTGGGCATGCTGCTCGCGTCGATGGCCAACACCGAGATGCGCGTCTCGGTGCTGGGGAACCTCTTCGCGCACAACGCCGACCGCAACCCGGAGATCCACACCGGCGTGACGCTCCAGTTCGTGAACAACGTCGTGTATGACTGGGGTCGCGACGAGACGCCGTATCCGTGGGCGAGCTTTCTCTATCAGTGCGAATACCTGACCCAGGTCGCCGTCGTCGGGAATGTCTATATCGCCGGGCCGGGGCCGCATCCGGTCACCCCGCTCAGTGCGGTCGCGACGTGGGGCTGCAGCGGCGTCCAGGTCTATCTGGCGGACAACGCGCTCGAGGGGGCCGAGGCGTATGACGCGTGCGGCGGCGACGACTGGTGCGTGACGAGTTCGCCGGTCGATCTCACCGGGCTGACAATCCGCCCTGCCGCAGAGGTCGAAGGATTTGTGCGCGCCCAGGCAGGCGCACGCCCGGCCGATCGCGACAGCGTCGATGCGCGGGTGCTGGAGGAACTCGCGACGCGCACGGGCCGCGTGATCCGCAGTCAGGATGACGTCGGCGGCTGGCCCGCGCTCGCCGTCAATCAGCGCGCGCTGCGCGTGCCGGACAACCCGCACACCATCCTGGCGAGTGGCTACACGGTCCTCGAGGTCTGGCTGCACGGCTACGCGGACGCCGTGGAACAAGCCTCGCCGCCCATGACCGTCCTGACCTCAAGCGATGCGGTCGGCTTCGATTACCTCGACGCGGATCTCGCGACCTATGCGGTGCGCGGCTTCGAGGCGCAGTGGGACGGGGCCGCCTACACCGCGCTCACGGTCACCGGCGCGGTGCTGCCCGATACCCCGAGCGGGGCGCAGACCTATCGCCTCGTCCCGCCGTTCACCGAGGGGCCGCATTTTGTCGCCGTGCGCGCGTGCAACGCGACCGGCGCGGGCGCGGCGACGTCGTGCCATGTGCTGGTGCTGCCGGATCTGGAGGTGCCGCCCGCGCCGAGCGGCCTGCGCAAGGTGCCGCGCTGAGGCGATGCCGAAAACCCTGACGGCGGAACATGCGCTCGTCATGCGCTGGCGCGGCAAGCAGTGGGACGCGCTCGTTGACACGACCACGGCGCTCGATCTGGAAGGCAGCCTGCGCTCGGGCAAGACGACCTGCGCGCTCTTCAAAGAACTGACCGCCATGGTCGACCACCCCGGCCTGCACACGCTGCTCGCGCGCTGGACCGAGGACGCCACGCAGAGCATCCTGAAACCCATCTGGCGGGCCATCCTGCAGCAGGCCGGGGTCGTTCCGCGCTGGAACCCGCTCGAGCACTACGACGAGTTCGCCAACGGCAGCCGCGCCTACATCCGCGGCCTCAAGTCGCAGGACGAGCGCACGCGCTACGGGAAGTTCCGCGGCCTCACGCTCGCGCGGGCCTACATCGATCAGGCCGAGGAAGTCCCCAAGGACATCTATCTCGAACTCAAAGCGCGCCTGTCGCAGAAAGGCTACCCGCAGCAGATCGTCATCACGCCGCAGGCCGTGGACTACGACCACTGGATCGCGAAGGAGTTTCCCGAAGACAACGCCATCCCGCATCGCCGCTATATTGCGCTGAGCGTCTACGACAACGCGCACAACTTGGACGCCGAGACGCTCAGGAACCTGGAAGAAACCTACCCGCTGGGGCACCCCAAGCGGCGGACGTTGATTGAGGGCCGGCGCGGCATGAACGTGATCGGCGAGCCGGTCTACGCGGGCGCGTTCAACCGGCGGCTGCACGAGCGCGCGCTCGCGTTCAATCCGGCGCTGCCCCTGGAAGAGGCGATCGATTTCGGCCAGCACCATCCCTGCTGGGTGTGCCGCCAGGTGGACCCGTTCGGGGCTGTTTTAGTGTTGGGCGGGGTGCAGGGCGAGGACCTCTTTCTCGATGACTTCATGCGCACGGTCACGCGCTATCGCGGGGAATGGTTCGGCGACGTGAAGGTGCTCAAGACCTGCTGCGACCCCGCCGGCACGCACGCGAGTTCCCAGGGGCTGCGCCAGACCGCGATTGAACTGCTACGCACCCACTACCCGCGCGGGCATGCGATTCGCACGGTGGACAACTCGAACGCGCCCGACGTACGCCTCGCGATGATCGAGGAGCTCGCGGCGACGATGCGCCGGCGGACCTCGACGGGCGAAGCCTTTGGCATCGATGATGCGCGCTGGCTCGTCGTGTCGTCGCGGCGCGGCGTCGTCGCGGAGAAGATTCTGGCCGACGGCGCGGAAGCGGGCTACGTGTGGAGTCCGCACAGCGTCTCGGTGAACCACAAGCCGACACGGCAACCGCTGAAGGACGACAAATACGACCATGCGATGAACTGCCTCGAATATTTGCAGCTCAATTTTTCGCCGCGCCGCCGCGGGCCGGCGCCCACCGCCGCGCCGCCGCCCGGCCCGGTCGTGGCCGGCGCGGGTGCGTGGATGGGGTGAGCGCCCGTTACGGAAAGCCTTGGAGCCGATACGTGGGGTCGTGACACACCGCGCATTCCCCGAAGAATGTGCGCCAGTGCTCACAGCGATGCGTTTCGCTCAGTTCCCGCTCGAGGGACACGAGATCATGATCCAGCCGACAGCGCGCACAATAGTGCCTCGCCACTTCACTGGCGTCCGCCGAGAAGGACCCACAGAATCGGCAGAAGAACCGCACCCATCTCGTATCCGGCGACGAACCGGTTTTAAAGCGACCGGGTGGCAGGATGTCAAAGGTCCGTGGGGTCACGGCCGCTACCGCAGTCCCCACCAGAGCAGCAGGAGCGCGAGGAGCAGTAACAGCAGCCCTTCGTAGAGCGGCCAGCGCGGATAGCGGCGCAGACGCAGCGGCGACACAACCGGCGCACTCTACGCCGCCTGTTGCGCCTTGTCAACGGCTATCGCCAACATGCTGCATGTTGTCGGCAAGTTGTTGCGGGCACAGGGCTGGGCGTGTGAGGTGGTTCCGTCAACATGTGAGGAGAATGCGATGACACGCCGCCGCGTCACACCGGCCCGCAAGACCTCGACAAACAAATGAACCGCTCAGCCTCTGCTTGACAGTTCGTGCGATACTGCGCGCCATGGCGAAGAAACCCAGCGAGAAAAAAGGCGCCCCGTCGCCGACCAAGGCCCGGCAGATCTTGCACGACCAGGAAGTCCGCGGGCATCCGCTGACGCGCAAGCAGCAGGGCTACTTCGGCGCGATCGTGAGCAAGGCGCGGAAAGGCGCGTGATGGATCTCCGCAATCCGGCGGACCTCGCGGCGGCGCTCCTGCGCGGCCCGATCACGCCCGCGCGGATCGCGAAACTGTGGCGCCTGGTGCGCGACCGGCCGCCGAGTTTCATCGAGGCGGTGCTGGCGGCGCTGCCGGCGACGGTGCGCGCGCAGGTGGAGGCGGCGAAGTAACGCTGATGTGGAATGTGAAAGTCTTCCTCGTCTGCTGGGTGCTGGGGTGGATTGCTGGAGTATGGACGGGCAAAGCTCTGTCCGTGCGCAGGAGGAAGTCTTGATCGTCGATGCATTCCGCTGGCTGCACGCGATCCCCCCAATGCAGGAACCACGCGGCCAATGGCGCTACGATCCGACGTGCGAAGATCTCGCCGAGCATTTCCTGCAGGACGAATTCACGGGCGGCGAGACATCTGAAGAGTTTGAAACCCTCATTCGTTCGCTGTCACAAGCGATTCAGGACGCCGTTGAGGGATGGTTCGCGGCTCGCGGTAACCAAGTCCGCATGCATGTCGCACAGAAGTAAACGCAATGGCGACTGACGACGAGACGCTGACCGCCCCTGAGCCGGAAACGGAGACGGACGACACGCAGGACCCCGAGGCCCTGCACGAGCGGGCGCTCGACCGCTTCACGCTCTGCGAAGAGGCCTTCCACGACCAGCGGGCGCGCGAGATCGACGACCTGCGCTTCGTCGACGAGAAAGGCGCGCAGTGGCCCGACGACATCCGCGCGGCCAGGGGCGGCCAGCAGGCCGGCGGCGGGTTCCCGGCGATTGGCGCGCGGCCGTGCCTGGAATTCAATCTGCTCCGCGGCCCGGTGCAGCAGGTCATCAACACCGCGCGGCAGGCGCGGCTGGGCTTGAGCTTTGCGCCCGAGGGCGAGGACGCGACGCGCGAGATCGCGCAGGCCTACGACGACATCGCGCGGGCGATTCAGACCGACAGCCGCGCGCACGTCGCGCGGCAGTGGGCGTTCGAGCGCGCGGCGAAATGCGGCTGGGGCGCGTATCGGATTCTCACCGAATACGTGAACGATCGGAGCTTCGATCAGAAAATCATCTACAAGCGGATTCTCAACCAGGCCGCCGTCTATCTCGACCCGTTCGCGCAGGAACCCGACTGGAGTGACGGGCAGTTTGCGCTCCTGACGCAGGACCTGCCGTTCGCGCGCTACCAGCGCAGCCATCCCGACACGAAACTCGCCAGTTATTCCGACCGCGAGCTGACCTCGCTCGGCAATGACATCCCCGGCTGGATCAGCACGACCCACGGCGACGCCGGCATGGCCGTGCGCGTGGCCGAGTATTGGGACGTGCGCGAGGAATCGCGGACGTTGATCCTGCTGCCGGACATGACGACCGCGTTCGAGGACGAGATTCCGGCGGCGATTCTCGCGACCGTGGAAAAAGATCGCGGGCTGAAGTTGCCGCGCCGGACCATCCGCACCGGCCGACGTGTCTTCTGGGCGCTCATCAACGGCGTCGAAGTGATCGAAGGCCCGCAGGAGTGGAACGGCAGTTTCATCCCGATCATTCCCGTGCTGGGCGACGAGTCGAACATCAACGGCGACCGGCGCTGGACCGGGATCGTGCAGTTCGCGCGCGATGCGCAGCAGAGCTACAACTACATGCGCAGCGCGCAGGTCGAGGCCGTGGGCCTGGCGCCCCGCGCCCCGTGGCTGATTGCCGACGGGCAGCTCGAGGGCTACGAAACGTGGTGGCAGCAGGCCAACACGCGCAACCTGCCGTATCTCCCCTATCGGCTCACGACCTACGACGGGCGGCCCGCGCCGCCGCCCACGCGGACCATCGCCGAGCCCGCGATTCAGGGCATCACCATTGCCGCGCAGGCGGCGAAGGACGACCTGCACGGGACGACGAACCTGCCGCCGGTGTCGTTGGGCCAGCTCGACCCGCACGAACGATCCGGC